TACCTTTTAGTTATAGAGCCACAAGTGACCTTACAGTTACATTATCAGGGGTAGTAACTACAGCTTACACTTTAAATAGTGCAGGAACTACACTAACTTTTAATACTGCACCTGCTCAAGATGTAGCCATAGAAATTAGAAGAAGAACCTCACAAGGTACTAAATTAGTAGATTATGCTTCTGGTTCTGTACTTACAGAAAATGATTTAGATACTGATAGTGACCAAGCATTCTTTATGTCTCAAGAGGCTATTGATGATGCAGGTGACGTTATCAAAGTCTCTAATACAAACTTTCAATGGGACGTACAAAATAAAAGATTAACAAATGTTGCAGACCCAGTAAATAATACTGATGCAGTAAACAAACAATTCATATCTACAAACTTACCTAACATCACAACAGTTGCAGGTATTAGTTCTGATGTAACTACGGTTGCAAACAATAATGCAAATATTACAGCAGTAGCAAATGATGCTACAGATATTGGTACTGTGGCTCTTAATATGCCATCAGTTACTACAGTAGCTACAAACATTAATGATGTTATTAAAGTTGCTGATGATTTAAACGAAGCAATCTCTGAAGTAGAAACAGTAGCAAATGATTTAAATGAAGCAACATCAGAAATAGAAGTTGTTGCTAACAATATAGTTAATGTAAATACCGTTGGAACTATTAATGCAGATGTTACTACAGTTGCTAATAACGAAACAGATATTCAAACTTTAGCTGACCTAGAAGATGGCACAGTTACTACAAATGGATTAAGTACACTTGCAGGTCTAAATACAGAAATTCAAGGTGTCTATAATATTAGAACCAATGTTACTAATGTTGATACCAATGCAACCAATGTAAATTTAGTTGCAGGTCAAATTTCACCTACAAATAATATTTCAACAGTAAGTGCTGTTGCAACAGAAATTGGAACATTAGGTGCATTGGGTACAGAAATTACAAACCTAAATAATATCAGAACAGATATTAGTGGAGTGAATACAATTTCAGCAGATGTAACTGCTGTTAATAATATTGCACCTGCTATTACTGCTGTAAATAATAATTCAGCTAACATTAATGCAGTTAATGCTAATAGTGTAAATATTAATGCTGTTAAAACTAACGAAGCAAATATAAATGCTGTTAATGCAAATTCAGCTAACATTAATACTGTTGCAGGATTAAATACAGAGATTACAGCTTTAGGTGCTTCAGGCACAGTAGCTTCTATAAATACAGTTGCTAACAATTTAGCTTCAGTAAACAGTTTCGCAAATACATATCTAGGTGCTAGTGCAACTACACCAACGCAAGACCCAGATGGTTCAAGTTTGGATTTGGGTGACCTTTATTTTGATACATCTACAGATGCCATGAAAGTCTATGGTACTTCTGGTTGGCAAAACGCAGGTTCATCAGTTAATGGAACTTCACAACGATATAACTATACAGCAACATCTGGTCAAACAACTTTCACAGGTGTAGATAACAATGGTAACACATTAACTTATGATGCAGGTTACATTGACGTATATCTTAATGGTATAAAATTATTAAATGGAACAGACGTTACAGTTACATCTGGTTCATCAGTAGTTTTAGCAAGTGGTGCAACTACAGGAGATGTAGTTGATATTGTTGCTTATGGAACTTTCTCAGTTGCAAGTCTAAACGCAGATAATTTGACAAGTGGTACAGTACCAGATGCAAGAATAAGTGCATCATCTGTTAATCAACATGTAGATTTATCAAATCTTAATGCAGATAATTTAACTTCAGGAACAGTACCAACAGCAAGAGTATCTGGTGCGTACACAGGAATTACACAGACAGGAACTTTAGCAAACTCTGGTGCTACTGTTACCACATTTAATAGAACTACAAGTGATGGAACAATTTTAGAATTACAAAAAGATGGAACAGAAGTTGGTAATATTGCTACAAAATCTGATGATTTAACTATTTTTTCTTCTACATCAAATCACATAGGATTACGATTTGGTGATGGTGCAGTTTTACCGACAAACTATTTCGGTAATATAGTAGATAATCAAGTTGACTTAGGTAAAAAAAGTGCAAATTATCGTTTCAAAGACCTCTACCTATCTGGTGGTGCTTATCTTGGTGGCACAGGCACAGCAAACAAATTAGACGATTACGAAGAAGGAACTTGGACACCTACTATGACTGCTTCTGGTTCTGGTGCAATAACATTAACAAGTACAGAAGGTATATATACAAAAATAGGAAATTTAGTTTATCTTTGGGGTATTATAGATGCTGACTTAACATCAAAAAGTGGAACATATACTTTTGGTGGAGCACCATTTAATGCAGAAGATGTTGGAGACCATAACTTTAGATATAGTGGAGTAACATCTTATCAAAATAACACAGGAGTGACTACTCCATTACTTATACAATTTTCAACAGCAACTGTTATTTCTATTTATAAAAATACATCAGCGGGTGCTTTTACATCAAGTGATACTACATCAGCTAATTTTTCAGTTAGATTTGCATTAGCATATAGAACAACAAGTTAACAACAAAGGAGATAAACTATGGCAATAACTAAAGAGACACAGATTGGTAAAATCGAAGTGGTCGGAAAATACAAATCAGTTCAAGTAAGAACAGATACTGTAGTTATGGAAGACAATGAAGAATTATCAAGAAAGTATCATAGACATTCTTTGATGCCAGATGCAGATATATCTAATGAACATGCAGAGGTTCAAGCAGTATGTAATGCAGTATGGACACAAGATGTTAAAGATGCTTATGCGACTTTTAAAGCTAGTCAATCTGAGGAATTATAATGAGTAACGCAAGAGATAAAGCAAACATACCTGCACTTAACTTTTCATCTACAGGTATAGATGACAATGCTACAAGTACAGCTATTACTATTGCTAATAATGGAGATGTTGGTATTAATAATACAATACCTAACTCTTTTCAGTTTTCTGCTCGTGCATTAGTTGTTGGTAGTGGTTCTGGCAATCAAGGTATGACCATTTATTCAGATGCAACAGGTGCACAGTCTTATGGTGGTATTCATTTTGCAGATGGAACTACAGGAGATGAAGCCTTTAGAGGAATCCTTTACTACCAGCACAGTACAGATAGTATGTCGTTTTGGACTACAGCATTAGAACGTATGCGTATCGATAGTTCTGGTAATGTAGGGATTGGTACAAGTTCTCCAGGTGCTGAATTAGATGTTTTTGGAGGAATATTATCTCCAGGTGAAATTAGAATAACTAATGCTGGGGGTAATCCTATAGATGAAGACCCAATTGGTAAATATAGTTTCTATACAACAGATGCTAGTGGAATAGGTGCAAGAGAAATAGCTTCTATTAGAGGAATAAATGGACAATCAGGAACAACTTTTGCTGGTGAATTAGGTTTCTATACTAGTACTTTTAACAGTAATGTAGCAGAAGCTATGCGTATTGATAAGAATGGTAACGTAGGTATTGGAGGAGCTCCTACAAATGCTTCTGACCATAAAAGTTTAGCTTTATTTGGTGCTTCTGGTACTGGAGCAGGTTTTATAGAATTTACTGACACTTCAGGAAATGCAGATGGTGCTGTATTTGCAGATGATGGTAATCTTTTTATAAATGCAGATTATGATAATACTACAGCATCTAGCTCTATTCGTTTTAGAGTAGATGGCTCAAGTGAAAAAATGCGTATAGACAGTTCTGGTAATGTTGGGATTGGTACAAGTTCTACAACAGGAGATGGTTTAACTATTTATGGTTCTACTAATAATACCATATTAACTTTACAAAATCCTAATGTTACATCAGGATTCAGATTTTCTATGGGAGAAAGTGGCTATAGCCATCAGGTTCTTAGATTATATGATAATAGTAATAGAGCTGTGGTCAATTTTGATGGTGAAATGGGACTTACAAGTTTTGGTTCAGTACAAGGAGAAGTAGGTGCTGGTGAGCAAGGAGTTTCAATAAGAGGTGCTGTTGGACAAATTAGAGTTGGAATAAACTCAACAGGATTAAATACTGTAATGGGATTTTTTAATCCTAATGGAGAAGTGGGAACTATAAGAACAACAGGAAGTTCTACACAATATAACACTTCATCTGACTACAGATTAAAAGAAAATGTATCTTATGACTTTGATGCAACAACAAGATTAAAACAATTAAGACCAGCAAGATTTAATTTTATTGCAGATGCAGATACAACAGTTGATGGTTTTTTAGCACATGAAGTTCAAGATGTTGTACCAGAAGCAATTTCTGGAGAAAAAGATGAAACTAAAACAAAAGAAAAAGTTGTAGTAAATGCTAATGGTCAAGTTATTGCAGAAAATATTGAACAAGCTGATTGGGAAACTGGTAAGATTGCTGACGAAGATGGTAATACACAATATCCAACAGATAGCACTTGGGAAGCTACAAAAGTAGTT